TTTGCTGGAAACAGATCTGCGTGTCGGCACCGCTGACAACGATCTGAACGCCATCCGCTCTAACGGCTCTATCCCAGAGGGGTATCGCGTCAACCACTACCTGACCGATAATGATGCCTTCTTCCTGACAACTGACGTTCCTAACGGAATGAAGCACTTTGTCAGGACGCCTATGGCAACCTCCATGGACGGCGACTTTGATACCGGCAATGTACGGTACAAGGCCCGTGAGCGTTACAGCTTCGGTGTATCCGATCCGCTTGGTATGTTCGGTTCTCGCGGGGGCTGATTGTACTATAGTACAAAAAAAGAAGGGGCGGGTTTCGGCTCGCCCCTTCAACTTGTATAATATTGATGTATACTCAATACTGTATCAGGTTCCTCCTAACTCAAGCCGCTCATTGCGGCTTGTTTTTTTTTGAGGTATGGTATGAGATACCCTGACAGCGAAAGCTGACACTAGCCAAGACAGGAGTATCACATGGCTAATACCACCTTTAACGGTCCCGTCCGTTCTGAAAACGGTTTCAAGACCATCATTAAGAACGCTACGACAGGCGCTCTCACCAATGAGATGACCCTGTCCACATACAGCACCTCCATTACCATCGCGGCTTCCGGCACTGACCACAAAGAGTCGTCAATCGGAATCCCATCCAACTTCATCCCTATGGGTGTTGCCATTACGGTAACCAGCGCAGCGGCTAACAATGTCAACTTGGTTGATATTGGGACAGACGCTGACACAGATGGCTTTGTTGACGGCATCTCTGTTGCCATCAACGCTACTGGCTTCAAGGGCTTCTTCCCTTGCAATGGTGTGCTTGGCATGTCTGGTGGCGCGACTACTGCTGCTACAGAGACTGCTGATGAGGTCGAGGTTGTAATCTCGGGTACAGCAGGTGCTGGCGGCGTTATTGCTCTCAAGTTCTTCGGTATCGCATCCGACTCTCCGACTGCTTAGTAGGAGGTCATCATGGCAATGTCTGATGTATTCGCGGTAACCAAGACAGCGGACGCTACGGTGTACGATGGCAGAGTTCGTGTGCGTCAGATCTCAGTGAAGACAGCCGGTTCAGGCAGCCCCCAAGTCGTTCTCAAGGACGGGGGTTCTGGCGGGACGACAAAGTTAGATGTTGCCTTTGGCACATCTAGCACCTTCTCGGTGAATATTCCTGACAACGGAATATTGTTTGAATCTGATGTTTATCTGGATCTAACGGCCTGCTCTAGCGTGACGGTGTTTCTCTCGTAGGGGTTATCATGGCAGAGCGTAAGGCTAAGATGCCCCCCAGAAACAAGAAGAACTTCCGTCCCACAAAGTCCGGCGCTGGCATGACCAAGGCTGGCGTTGCGGCTTACAGGCGAAAAAACCCCGGTAGCAAGCTAAAGACAGCGGTTACAGGCAAGGTAAAACCCGGAAGTGCAGCAGCGAAGCGCAGGAAGTCTTTCTGCGCCCGTTCTGCTGGGCAAATGAAAAAGTTCCCGAAGGCTGCAAAGAATCCAAACAGCAGGCTTCGTCAGGCTAGGAAGAGATGGAAATGCTGAGTTCTAAATTCATAGCCGGAACTTTGTTCGTGTCCGTTGTGGGCATGTGCGCCACTGGCGTCACATGGATATCCTCTACGCTGATAGGCGTGGACAAGAGCGTTGCTGTCATGTCCGTAAAGATCGATGACAACAGTCAGAAGATCGATGAGCTACACAGCATGTTGAAACCAATGTGGGAAGAGTTCACAGGAAGGAGCTACGATGGCAATGTCGCGAGCTTCCATGCAACAGCAGTTAAAGGGGAATAAGATGCCGACCTACAAAACCAAAAAGGGCGACAATATCAAAACTATTAAGCCCATGCCAAAAGTCACTCAGAAGTTGCTTGGCATGAAAAATGTCCGCAAGACCACTAAGAAGAATGTTGGCGGTTTCCTAGAGACCTTCTCTCCAGCCTATAGCATTGCCAAAGGCAAGGGTCCGATTGGCGAGGCTGTTCGTGGCGGCAAGGGCATGGGGGTCTTGGGCCTTCTTGCTGAGGCCGCAAAGAGGAAAAAAGCACCCTCAGATAAGATAAAGGCTGACCCCATGGCTGGGGCAGACAGAATGGCTGTAGGCGGCAAGGTAGTGAAGTCAAAGCGCACACGTTCTATCGATGGCATAGCAACAAAGGGAAAGACCCGTGGCACCCAGCGGTAAGCGCAACTACAGGTCTGAGTATAAAAACTATCAGTCCACCACGACGCAAAAGAAGCGTAGGGCTGCTAGGAATACAGCAAGAAACAGGATGCTTGCTGCTGGCAAAGTGAGAAGGGGTGACGGCAAAGATGTCGCCCATAAGAATGGGAATCCAAGGGATAACAGAAAGTCCAATCTCAAGGTAGTTCCCGCATCGAAGAACAGGTCGTTCAAAAGAACAAGAACGGCAAGAAAGGTAAACAAGAGGGCATAGGAGGTTTTTATGAGAGCGGCAAAAATGCTCTGTAAGAACAAGAAGAAGCCCATCGCCATGAAAAGTGGCGGGTCGGCAGCAAAGAAAAAAAAGAAAATAAAGGTAGTCATCCCAAAGGGAACTCCAAAGTTCAATCTCGCAAGGCCTTCACAGGAAAAGCGAGTTAGCTACTCAAAGTCCATGGCGTATGAGGCTGGCGGTGGCGTCAAGAAAATGAAAAAGGGCGGCAAGACGAAGTCGAGAGTTAACGAGGCTGGCAACTACACCAAACCGGGCATGAGGAAGCGCCTATTCAACCGCATTAAGGCTGGCGGTAAGGGCGGCGCTCCGGGTCAATGGTCAGCCAGAAAAGCTCAGATGCTTGCATCTGCCTATAAAAAAGCGGGGGGAGGATACAAGGATTAGCTATGAAGCATGCCTTTCTCCTCTTCGTTTTCTTGGGCGCTGGGGAGGACAGGAAGCTAGTTAGCAATGATATGTACTTCGCGGATGTAAACGAGTGTATTTACTTCGCTCAAAGACTGCACAAACAGGGAGAAAACGTAACGTCATATTGTCTGCCTAAGATGGTTGACGACAATATAAAGGTATACTGATGGACCCAATATCAGCCATGGCGACTGCCTCAGCGGCGTTTTCAGCCCTCAAGAAGGGCTTTGCTATTGGTCGTGACATAGAGTCTATGGCTTCAGATCTTTCGCGCTGGATGGGCGCTTTATCTGATCTGGATCAGGCTGAAAAAGAGGCCAAAAACCCCCCTATATTTAAGAAGTTGTTTGGCGGCCAGTCGGTTGAGCAAGAGGCTATTGCCGCCTTTGCAAACAAGCAAAAGGCCCAGCAGCAGCGATATGAGTTACAGCAATGGATTAGTCTCACCATGGGCAAATCCAAGTGGGAAGAGCTTGTCCGAATGGAAGGGCAAATACGCAAGCGCAGGCAAGAAACGCTTTACAGGCAAAGAGAGAGGCGTCGTAAGTTTGTAGAGATTGTTGCTTGGGTCATCATGATAGGGGCGGGCATTGCTGTTCTCACATCCTTCGTCTTGCTTCTCAAGTCACACAGTGCAAATGCAGAGACTTATCCAGAGTATGTGATGTGCCGCCTCAAGGGGTGTGACATCATAGACGACAAGCGCGTTTGCATATATGCTGGTCCGAACAACACCATAGACAGCGTATGGATGGACCCGTCGGAGTATTCGCCAAGAGAGATACAGTGCAAATATAAGCCGAATGAGAAGAAGCCGCCTACTCTGAGGGAGACATTGGAGGCGATTAGAAAATCGAGACAATGACATGCCTTTGAAGAAATCACAGAGAAGTCTGAAGTCTTGGACGAAGCAGAAGTGGAGGACAAAAAGTGGCAAGCCGTCCACGCAGGGTCCGAAAGCTACCGGGGAAAGATATCTACCGGCTAGTGCTATCAAGTCACTTTCGTCGAAGGAGTATGCGGCAACGACTAGGGCAAAGCGGAAAGCTAAGAAAGCAGGGAAGCAATTCTCAAAGCAGCCCAAAAAGATTGCCGCTAAGACCAGAGCGCACAGGAGAACTAGCTAATGTCAGTGGTGACGCCTGATCTTCCTGAAATATTTGAAGAGGCTTTTGAGAGAGCCGGTCTTCAAATGACTACGGGGTATGATCTCAAAACAGCCCGAAGAAGTCTCAACCTGTTAACACTGGAGTGGCAGAACCGTGGACTTAATCTCTGGACTATTGAGTCTGGTACACAGGCTCTTACGGCGGGTACGGCATCTTACACGATGCCTACAGATACTATTGATCTCATTGAGCATCAGATTAGGACGGGGAGTGGCACATCTCAACTCGACACTAACGTCTCTCGTATTAGCGTTTCAACGTATGCTCAACAAGGCTCAAAGAACACTCAGGGCCGTCCTAACCAGATTTATGTAGACCGACAGGCAACACAGGTTGTGGTCACTCTTTGGCCCGTTCCTGATGTCAGCACATACACTCTGGCCTACTACAGGCTAAAGGGCATATCAGGGGTGTCCTCTGGTATTGGAACTACAGCAGATATGCCGCCAAGGTTTGTGCCTTGTCTTGCGGCTGGGTTGGCTTACTACATTGCAATGAAGAAGCCTGAAGTGGCGGGCCGTGTGGCACCGCTTAAACAAGAGTATGAGTTCCAGTTTGAACTAGCGGCAAACGAGGACACAGACTCATCATCTATCAAGTTCGTGCCATACAACACATTCTACGCAGGAGGGTGAGATGCCTATAGCAATAAAGAAACTGGGACAACGTGGCGGTCCAGCAGGTCAAGATAAAACAATCAATATCATGCCAAAATCAAAAAAGCCGATGAGAAAGAAAAAGCCATCGGCGGCATCTGCAAAAAAGGCTTCTATGATGAAGCGCGGTGGTGCCATGAAGAAAAAGGGCATGTCCAAGGGCGGTAAGCTCAAGATGGTCACCAATGACAAAGGCCAGAAGGTTCCGTTCTTCGCTGCTGACGGCAAGGGTAAGATGGCCAAAGGCGGGATGATGAAGAAAAAAGGCTACGCCATGGGCGGAGCTATGAAGAAGAAGGGCATGAAGAGGGGTGGCATAACTAAAAGCGGTCGGATGACGTTCGACCCAAAGGTTATGAAAAAAGAACGAATGGAGAAGATGGTAAAAGATCTTCAGCCCAGCACAAAAAGTATTAGAAGCGCCCTCAAAAAGAAGGCTTCTGGTGGTGCTATGAAGAAGAAGGGTATGAAGAAGGGCGGTATGATGAAGAAGGGATATGCCAAGGGCGGATCTGTAAAGGTCAAGTCTGGCGATACCCTGTCTCAGATTGCAAAGTCGAAGGGTCTGACACTCAAGGCTCTGCTTGATGCGAATCCCGGCATCAAGAACGCAAACATGATTCGTGTTGGCCAGAGCATCAAGATTCCAAACACGATGAAGCCGGGTGGCTCTGGGGCTGTATCAAAGAATCCATACGCCGGTTTGTCTAAGACGCAGATGAATATGTTGCGCTCCAAGGATAAAGGCACCCAGAAGGCTGCTACGAGGGGCATGAGGGCGCAGACGAGGACCACAGCGTCTCCTACTAAGGCGGCCAAGGTAATGGCCTCTAAAGACGGATCTAAAGCGGCAATGGAGAAGGCTCGTAGGAGTCGTGCTGCTAAGAAGGCACCGGCCAAGAAGACGATGACTACACCGAAAAAGAAGCCGAATAGGCTTCAGAGGCTGATGTCCGCTGTAAAGCCAAACCGTCCCGGTTCTGCAAAAATGGCCGGTGGCGGAATGATGAAGAAGAAAGGCATGAAAAAAGGAGGGGTTATGAAGAAAAAGGGGATGTCTAAGGGCGGCACTGTTCGTGGTGCTGGCGCGGCGACACGGGGTAAGAGGTTTGGTAGAGCAGGTTAATGCCGTATCTACAGAGCAATATACCCCACTTCAAATGTTGGGTGCGCCGTGAGTATACCCATAATCACAGCGCGTATCATGG